ACCTACGACATCGACCTGATTCCTATGGTCGAATTGATCGTGAACACGCCGCTCGACACCACCGCTATCCCTTCCTGATAACGGTTCATGGCCCTACCATTAGGTGGGGCCTCTTCTTTTTGGCATGGCGTATAGCAGTCCCAAAAAACTGACCACTCGGCAAAAAGCCGCGATGGAACGTCATGCAGAGCATCACACCAAAAAACACATGGCCGAGATGCGTCGGCTGATGAAGGCTGGTAAGACCTTCACCGAAGCGCATAAAATGGCAATGAAAAAGGTAGGTAGGTAAGCCGTGGCCGCAACCATCAACGCTACCTTGAAAAGTGCGACAGCCAACAGCTATGTGACGCTGGCAGAAGCCGACGCATATTTTGAAACCGTTCCAAGCAGCACCAACTGGGACAACAAGACGGATGACGCGAAGAATCGAGCGCTGATCTCTGCAACGCGTTGGATCGACACGTTGAATTTTTACGGTGAGCGTTGCGATAACAGCCAAGCGTTGAGCTGGCCCCGCAACGATTACCACGTGGATCGTGTGGAGTTGGTTTGCACCAGCATTCCAAACGACATTAAATACGCTACTTATGAGTTAGCCAACGCACTGGCTAATGACACGGACTCGATTACAGGGACTACCGGCGATACGGGACTTTACGAGTCCGTCAAGCTCGGAGAGATGGAAGTCAAGTACAACACTTCTAGCCAGGCTGTTGGAACTGTTAATAACGTATTCGACGTTTATCCTTGGCTTCAGTCTTATCTCGGCGCTTATTGTCTGGGCGGCAGTGGCTCGTATTCTCTCCGCGTTGTGAGGGGTTGAGATGGCAGGAGCGCTCGACAGCCTTTTTAAGAACGTTGCCAAGCAGGTTGTTGCTGATCTGGGCAAGTCGTTTGATCACACGATCACGTACACCCGTAAGGCATCTCCGACGTACAACACAAGCACTGGAGCGCTGACAACGACTGATACGACTTATTCGATTCAAGTGCCAGTCGAGTTTGTTGATGCTGAAGAAGAGGAAGGCCGTGAGGAGCGTAAAGCTCGCGTTTATATCACGCCTGATCAGATTGGAGACAACCAGCCGACATTTGAAGATACGGTGACGCTGAAGTATGCGGGATCAAACCGCGTTGCTCAGATCACTGATATTCGGACAATGAAAGGCGGTCAAGAGTATCTGTATCAGCTGCTGGTGAGGTTCTGATGGCTAGCCAACGACCTCTTTCGCAAGCAAAGTCAGATTTAGACGCTTATTTGAATCAAAGTTTTAACCGACTAATTGCCACGACCATGAGGCGACTGGCGACCAAAAAGAGAAGTCCTGTTTATACGGGCTTTTTTGCGTCAAGCTGGCAAGCAAGCAGTTCTCCAATTATTGCTAAAGACAAGGTTGAAGTTTTTGCTCCGTGGTCAGAGATTAGACAACGTAAGGCTAAAGACCCTAAAAACAAAGAGTACCAAATTATTCCAAGATTTTATCCGCCTGATAAAGCGTATAACTACAAAAGACGTGTTTACATAGGCAACACTGCTGAGTATTCAGTGTATGCCTTGGAAAGTGGAAAAGTTCAGCAATTTGTTCAAGGGCCTGAAATGAGAAGACTGGTTACTGAAGCGTTCGACGAACGCAAGGCACGTATTTCGATCGGAGCCAGGCAAGTTGCTGGTGCGTTTGGCACTACGGCTGGCAAGATTTACACTGGCTATACCGAGCTGTAGTCATGACCTTAGTCAACGCCAGAGCAGCTTTTGAAAAGGCCGTGACCGATGCTGTAGCTGCAGCAGACGCAACGGTGCTGATGAAATACGACAACGTTGCTTTTACGACGCCAGGCAAAACCAAGAAATACATTTTGATGAGCGTCAGTTTTGGACAATCCACGCTGCAAAACCAAGGCGCAGCACAGGATTACTACGCCGGAACGATCCAGTGCAACGTTTACGTCCCGAAGTCCGCTGGTACGGCAGCGCTGTCAGCGATTAGCGAGTCAGTCATTGATGGCTTGACTTCAGTCAATGCCAGCGGATACACCGACACCTTTAGCAGTAAGCCCAGAGTGCTCGACATTGTTGGCCCTACGCCGTTAGATATTGAGGACAGATCGCACTTTGTCGGGGTAATCTCTTGCCAATTTACGGCAACAGCGTAGTATTCTAGTTGGGACATGAAAGCACTTTATGCGAGCTTCTGAGCTGCTTCGGAGCAAGTTTGGCGTTAGTCAGCTGTATAAGCATCAGGTAAAGCAGGGCGATGAAGTGATCTTGGAGATCTACTGGCACCCGCTGACTATTTCCGAACGGGAGTCGATTCAAAAAACAGCTGAAGCCGATGATGCGGCAGATTTTGCCTTGTGTTTGATGCTGCGTAAGGCGTTGGATGCAGATGGCAAACGCATCTTCCAAGATGGCGAAAAAGCTGTGCTGAAAAATTCTGTTGACGCTTCGATCTTGCAGGAGATCCAGCTGGCCATGCTGACTTCAGGCACAGAACAGAAGGTGGAGGAAGCGAAGGCAGACCTCAAAAGCTAATAGTGACTGGTACTTCATGTATTTTCTCGCGAAAGAGCTGGGCATGACGCTTTCTGCTCTTTCGTCTGAGCTAACGCAAGAAGAGCTTATTGGTTGGGCCGCGTACTACGACCTGAAGCACGAAGAAGAGCAAAAAGCCCTTGACCAGAGCAAAACCAGCAAGCAGGTCAGAACGATGTCAGCGCGATAGACTTGACTGAGTAGTCGGTGCCGTCCCAGTCATGGATTATGGGATCAATATAGGTGTCGGCTTTACTGGGCTCAGCAGGCTTAATGCTGCTGTAAACCAGATTGAAAGAATAAATGCAGCTGTAGATAACTTAAACGCCAACCCCCTTACTCTTTTCAAGAAAGGCAGAGGATCGGCTCCTGATGAGGTCGCCTCTCTGAATACAGCAGTAATGGATCTCGTTCGTAGTTTTACGAACGGAGAAAGAAAGCTAGGCGGAACTTTTGCTTCTGTAGCCGCTCAAGCCGCTTCTTTCGGAGACATCCTTGAGCAAGTTGATGGTACGTTTACAAACATTTCCAGCAAGGCAGCAAAAGATAGCGGTCTAAACCAATTAGCCAAGCTTTTTGGTGAAGCGACTTTGCAAGCTGAAAAGTTTGCTGCAGCTCAAGAAAAAATCAGACAGCAAGGTATTGCTGCGGCTCAAACCACCGTAGGCGCACCCGGTAAATTTACTGCTTTAGGCTCTCCTGAAGCTATTCAACAACAGGGAATTTTTGAAGCAAAGGTAGCTGCACAGAGAAGAAAGAACGCAAAGAATGACTTGATGTTCCAGCGCTTGCGCTTAGAGGTTTTGACCTCGCAAGCTCGAATTTTAGAAGAGCAGGTAAGGTCTTCATCAAGAATTGGACGGCTTGCTGCTGATAAACGTGTTCAGAGCGCAGCAATCAGCGGTGGATTTCCGTTGTTGTTTGGAGGGGGTCCAGGAGCCGTTCTTGGTGGCGGTATTGGAGGATTCTTCGGAGATTTTGCAGGAGGTATTGCAGGTTCTGCCATCGGTCAAACGTTCGATCAGTTGGTTGAACGAGCCAATGCAATCGGCAATGCCATTGGAGCGCTGGATTTTGACACGCTGGAACAGTCTGGCGTGCGAGTCAATGCAGAACTTCAACTTCAGATTGAAAAACTGCAAGAGCTGCGTCAGTTCAAAGAGGCAGAAGCGCTTCTGTCGGAACAAGTCAACCTACAGGTTGGGCTACTCCCTGGAACTCTTGAAGACGCAGCAAATGCAGGCAATTTGCTTGGAAACGAATTTCAATCACTGCTGAACATCGCTGGGGCAACACTGGCCATCGTTGGAGCGCCGTTTGCCGCAGCATTAGCGTTAATCCTTAAATTAGTAAACGAACTTCTTAGAGTAGTAAATGCTACGCTTTCTATTATTGCCGGTGGAATTAAATTATTAGGAGAATTTGTTATAGAGCTTTTTGCGGGAGAAGATCAATTACACAAAATAAACAACGCTTTAGAAAACTCCTCTGGAAACCTGAAAGAAGCGCGACTTGAAGCAGCAGAGTTCAGGAGAGAGCTGGAGGGAACATATGCAGGTCTAAATGAGCAAGTCGTTGCGTTGAAGCAGAACCTTAAATTTGAGCGACAAAGGCAAACAGGTGTTGACGATCAGTCAAGGCTTGAAAATCTAGCGCTTGAAAAGCGCATTGCCCTTCAAGCAGCATTTGAGAAGAAAATTGCTGAATCGGCCAAGCTCCGCAAAGAAGGCTTGTTGACTCAAGAAGCGGCTAACTTGATTGAATCGCGTTATCAAGCAGAAAGAGATTTAGCTGAAGAAAAGTATCAAAATAAAGTAGAAGTATTTAACGCTAACAGCGCTAAAAAATCACAAAGAGAAGACGAAAGAAAGTTACGAGCCATTGAAAAAAGAATTAAAGCGACAGATAGGGAATTAGCACGTTCCGCAAATGCTTTTAATAAAGTTGATGATCAATTAACCGATATTATCAACAAAAATAAGGACAAGGTTGCGTTTGAGCGCGAATACGCTGAGTTAATTAGAGGCGGAAGCACGCCTGCTGCTGCCAAGCAAGCTATTGAGCTTAAAAAGCAGCTTCTTGAGCTGGACCGTAGATATGAAAAAGAAATAAAAGCGCTAGACGCGCAACTTGCAAAAACCGAACTTGTAATTTTAGAACAGATAGCGGTAGATGGAGTTACAGACGCAATAAAGAGACAGATAGAAGAATACAACAGGCTTAAGGGTGTAAGAGATGGATTGGCAGATAAGAAAGAGGGTGCTGAAGGAGCGATAAACGAAGCGCTAGCACCCAAAAGCGACCGTGAACGCTTGCAGGAGTATTTAGACAAACTCCAGGAACAGCTTAACGACCTGAATGACCCGGTAAAGCAAATAACCAGCCTTGCCGAAACGCTTGGCAGTGCTTTCAGTGAGTCGTTTAAGGGCATTGTGGACGGCAGCATGAGCGCTCGTGAAGCGTTGGCCAATCTGTTCCAACGCACAGCAGATCACTTCCTTGATATGGCTGCAAAGATGATTGCGGCTCAACTCAAGATGCAGGCGGTAAAGCTATTTATGAGCTTCTTTCCCAGCACAGGAATTTCTGCTTCAGGAAGTGCAAACCCCTTCCCAGGGCATCCGACGCACGACAATGTGCCGATTCCTCCGCTTCCCCCACTTCCTAGAGCACTTGGTGGAGCGGTTGGAGCAGGTCGTCCTTACATGGTCGGTGAGCGTGGCCCTGAGTTGTTTGTTCCTGGAGCGCAGGGCAATATCGTTCCAAATAACGCGATGGGCAGCGCTAACGTGACGGTAAACGTGGATGCTTCTGGTTCGTCCGTTGAAGGCAACTCTGATCAAGCAGCACAACTTGGCAAAATGCTTGGCGCTGCAGTGCAGGCTGAGCTAGTCAAGCAAAAACGTCCTGGCGGTCTTCTCGCAAGCTGATGGCTACTTTCCCGTCAATCACTCCAACGTATGGGCTGCAAAAGCGCAGCGCACCAAGCTTTCGCAAGGTGCAATTTTCTGACGGCTACGAGGCTCGACTGACTTTTGGCCTCAATCAAAACCCCAAGACCTACAACCTGACGTTTGAAGTGTCTGAGTCTGACGCCGACACCATTGAAGCGTTTTTGGACGCTCGTGCAGACGACAACGCTCCATTCGACTTCACACCGCCAGGAGAAAGCCAAAGCTCGAAGTTTGTCTGCGAGACGTGGAGCAAGTCGATTCCATACTTGAATCGCGCCACAATTCAGACAACGTTCCGCGAAGTCTTTGAACCGTAATGGCGACAGCAGTTTGGACCGCTAGCACCGCGTTTTCTGTTGGTGACGTTCGTCGTCCATCGGTTTCGTATGGAACCGGCTTGTGGTTTCGCTGCACCACAGCTGGAACGTCAGCTAGTTCAGAACCAACATGGCCGACTGATATAGCCAGCACGGTTACAGATGGAACGTGTGTTTGGACTGCAATTAGCAGTGTCTATGACGAGCTGCTAAAGCTTGCACCTAGCGCAGTTATTGAGCTGTTTGAACTGCGTTTGGACAGCAGTCTGCACGGCAGCTCGGACGTGTATCGGTTTCATGCTGGCATGAGCCGAAACGACCGTAATCAAGACATCAACGTTGTTTTTAATGGAGCGGAGTACACGCGACTTCCAATCAAGGCAGAAGGGTTTGAGTACACCAGCACTGGAACGCTGCCTCGCCCAACGCTGACAGTCAGCAATATGGACAGCACTATGACGGTGCTGCTTGCACTGGTTAATGCCACAACGGCAGGCAATGACCTTGGTGGAGCGGAGGTTCGGCGTATCCGTACGCTCAAGAAATACCTTGATGACATCAACTTTCGTTTTGAAAACGTCGCTATCACGCAAGGTGGCGACACGTTGATCACGCAAGGCGGAGATACCTTGAATCCTGAGACTGTGGGTAACCCAAGCGGCGTGCCTGATCCAAACGCTCAGTTCCCGCAAGAGCGTTGGTTTATTGACCGTAAAGCCAGTGAGTCACGCGATACGGTGACGTTCGAGCTAGCCAGCAAGTTTGATTTGGCCGGTCAAAAGCTGCCCAAGCGTCAGGTCATCGCCAACGTTTGCCAGTGGATCTACAAGTCAACGGAATGCGGATATAACCCTTCTACTGGCCCAGGCAAAACAATCGACGGCACTAACTTCAGGCGTTTTGACGTGAACAACGAAGGTGTGACAACTGATGCTGAGGACGTATGCGGCAAGCGTATTGCTAGTTGCAAGTGCCGTTTTGGCGATAACGCCGAGTTGCCATTTGGATCGTTTCCTGGAGCAGGTCTTACTAAGTGATGCGGCTATCAGCAGCAATGAAGGCTGAGATTTTGGAGCACGCCAAGGCTGAAGCACCTCGTGAATGCTGTGGTTTGATTGCTGTGGTCAAGGGACGGCGCAGGTACTTCCCGTGCCAAAACATCGCTCAAACTCCCGATGAGCACTTTGTTCTCAGCGGTTGGAATGAAGTAGAAGACCAAGGCGAAGTGGTGGCGATTGTGCATAGCCATCCGATTACAAAGCCTGAGCCATCAACGGCTGATCGTGTTGCTTGCGAAAAGTCAGAGTTGCCTTGGTTCATCGTTAATCCAAACACCGAAGCATGGGGCTACTGCGAGCCAGCTGGTTTTGAGTTGCCGTATGTGGGGCGTGAGTTTGTCCACGGCGTGGTTGACTGTTACACCCTTGTGCGCGACTGGTACGCAAGGGAGTACGGCATTGAATTGCGTGACTATGACAGGCGTGATCAGTGGTGGGACCACGGTCAGAACTTGTATCTGGACAACTTCAGCAAGGAGGGATTTCGCAAGATCCCAGTAGGGGAGGTGGAGCGTGGTGATTTGATTTTGATGAATCTTGTTTCACCCGTGCCAAACCATGCGGCGATTTATATGGGTGATCAGCAAGTGCTGCATCATGTGCAGGGCAGGTTGTCTAGCCGAGACCTGTACGGCGGTTATTATGGGAAAAGCACTGCCTGCGCCTTGAGGCATGAAAGTCGTTAAGGTCTATGGCGCTTTGCGTAAACGGCTTGGTCAATGCCGGTTTGAGTTTGACGTAGCGAC